CATCTCGTTATACCTATTTAGGTATAAGTTGTAATTTGTAGAGTCCACTATTTTGTACCAATCTTTATAGAAATGTAAACAATAAGAAACACAATCAATGCCCAGATGTAGACAAAGTCGCTATCGAGCATGATTATCTACAGATCGATTGGTAGCCTCTAGACTGCGCCATATCTCGACTTTGAGTTGTGCTGCTGTCAGCATCCACTTAATCTTCTCCTCGCACTCTACAGCCTCTTTTAAGCCCTCTAGTAGCCCAATATACTCAGGATCAGCATAAGCATCTACCTCGGCTGCTGCAACAGACTTAGCCGATGATTTAGACATAAGGATACTGCGCTTAGACTTTAGGAAGTTTTCTAGGTAGATTCTGTTTGCCTTGGCTTTAGCAAAATCTCCTGAATACTTCATTATGTACTCTACTGCTTTTGTTGGATCTATATCCATGTTCCCCACTCCCCTTTATTACCTTTAGCCCATTGTTCTCCATATAGAACTAATAGGTCTTTATCTATCGTATGGTCTGATAAATACTTTCTCCACTTTGTCAGACCCCAAACTGCTCTCCATTTACAGAGTTGCCGTACTGCCGATCTTAGCCGAAAGTCTGGCTCTAAATTGGGCAAAGGTTTCTCCTGCATATGGGTTTAATCCTAGTTCTCTGCCCTTGGCTAAAGTAAGTTCATCGCTTGCATACCAAGGTAAAGGTGGTCTCTTGTTTTCTTTCTGCTCAATTACAAGCTCATCCTCAAACCTCTCCTGATTTATCCAAGTAGAGGCATGAGGGATAAACTCCCAATCAGTTCCCTTTGCTACCCAGTATTTTCGATGCTCTACTATTGCCTCTAGTGCCTTTTGTTGGTTGTCTAGACTTAGCTTTTCCCACGATCTTTTTGCTGTTAGCTTTCCGACCTTTTTTGGGTATTGCGACCAAAAGTTCTCGAATGTCATTTTCCCTTTTCCTTTCGTTTATTACTGTTTCCATTACTGCTGTAAAACCTGCTTGCATTAAAAACTTATGACCAGCTTTATCCATCGTGAGTTCGCACTCTGCCGATCCATCTGGTAGTTCTTTAATTATATTAACTTGTATCTTCATCTATGAATACCTTTATGTTTTTATTAAAGTCTGCTTTCATAAGAACTGGCTTATTTAAGCAATCTAACATTTTATAGAGATTCTGCTTTACTTCTTCTAAATCCTCTCCCATTACACCAACACCTCTTGCTGTGTACAGATAAGGCTCATGGTTCTTATCGTAAAAGACTTCGCATACCTCGACCCAAGGATCTCCATCGTTCTCGTCTGAAAAGTCAACCACTCTATGATTCCAATGCATTATTTACTCGCCAATATGTAAAGACCAACATTACTAAACGCATATCCTGTATATACAACTGCCATAGGCACATTCCCTTTTACTGCTTGCTCAATCCCAATATAAAGGTATATCAAGCCTGTAACAATAATAAGCCAAGCACTCACTTTTTCTTTCTTAACTCTATGTGCTTTTGTAGAATATACCAAAACTTTGATTTAATAATCATTTTTTCCCCTTTGTGCATGAAACTTTAATAATCTTATACGAGTTCTACAAATAAGTCTTAAGTATTTTCCCTAATAAAGTGAAAGCACCCACAGGCATAAGGTAGGTCTAACTCTTGTATAAGACTGACACTTGGCTTTTCTCCGTTGTTAGGAATAAGGTAAAACTCTTGGCACTTGAACTCTGGGAACAGAGAGGCGATATAGACAGGGCTATAGATCCTATGGGCGTTAAATTCCACACAGGGGATACCTACCGGCACAACAAAGAATAAATGCTTTCCTGCGCTTTTCTTAAGGTTTTGGATAGCTTTTAGATCGCCTGTATTGTCTAGCTGATCTCCGTATCTACCAAGACCAATATGTTCTACAACATGGCAACAAGAAAGAGACTCTACAAAGTCTAGGTTTTCTACGCTAATGTCGATATGCCCTACTATTAAATTTGGTACTTGTAGGTTTGGTTTGCGATAGTCTAAAAACTTGGTGGGAATGGTGGCAGCCAGGGTAGTGCAAAGGTGTAGAGATGAGCTAATGTCGTAATGGATCTTAGGGTTTACTTCGTTTATCTTTCTAACTGCCCAGGCAACATGGTAAACATAGTGTTCATCAAACCCATGTCCGTTATCGTCTCCTAGACAGGGAAAGGCATTACAAGCAAAACGATCTTCTTTTTCTAAAAATTGTAGAGCTTGTTTTCTGTATGTTTGTTCATCCATAATGTTTCATATTTAATACATTAATTAACCTTTAAGTAATGTTTATATAACAATATACAACTTGTAGGTAAATATTTAGATACCTATACATCTTGCATATATTTTATATATATCAATCTTAACTTGTATAAAAAAGTAGCTTTTGTATATATTTTGACAATACTCCACTAAAGGGTGATAGGCATTTATTCTGCCACCCTGACCCATCTGTTAACAGACTAGTCCTTCCTAAGATAATGTTCTACTCAATTGCAGATTAGCTCACCCATTTATCTACAATTTTGTGCAGTACCCATTTAAGTCTGCGAGGCTTGCCATCGGGTAATGAGCCTATCTTTTCTTCCACGCTGCCGATCTAAGCACTATGTTTCGCCTGGAGTGCGAGCAGAAATAGAAAAACCCCATAAGGTAGCTCTAAGTTGAACCCACTTAACAAAAGAATCCACGACTTTTGCTAAATGCTCAAAGCTACCCTATAGGGTCTTGTGGATTACTACAAACAGGGTTCAATCTGCTAATGTAATTATAAATCAAAACTCAAATTCTTTAAAGTCGTACCTCCCATTAGGTTTTTTAAACCAGCCAATTACTATAATTCTCCACTTAGACCTAATAAGCTCAGGGAGATATTCGCTTTCTTGGATCTTCTTTATTCTAGATGACATATTGCTTTTAGATGTCATTTGTATGCCTAAAGACTCTCCGTTTCCAATAGCCACCATGTCGAGTATGCCAAACATATCTTTTTTTCGTTTTGTAAAAGAGTTGTAGGATTCGACCACTTCGCATTTATATCCCAAAGACTCGTATAGAGCCTTTGTACGCTGATTGTAGTTAGGCAAGGTCTTCTTCTGTTATCTTGCCAAACGAGGCTTCTATGATGGCTTCGTGGTGTTTCTTGGGGATGCTGTTCCGCATAGACCAGGCATAGACAGTTACATACTTCATACCAAGGTGATGCGCGATGTCCTTATATGTGCCAAAGACCTCTAATAATTTGTCAAAGTGTTGTTTTTTCGCAACAGTATTCATGTTATCTCCTTTTGTAGATCTTTGATTCTACACCCAAAATAGGTAAATGTAGATATTAGGGTATATCCCTAGTAATTATTCTACAAATCTCTACAAATATCTGTATAGTTCTACATATGCAGTATTTCTTTGAAAGGGAAAAAAAATGAAACAGATTGAAATTAAAAAATTAGATTTAGGATTCTTCAAGGCTTTTGTTGATGGCACAGAAACAGATTACGCAATTGTTATCACTAGCCATCCAAGCGGTACAAGAAACAAATCAACATACAAAGTAATGAAGGGTGCAGTAGAAATTAGCCCAAAACCTACTCGTATGTTTTGTATTCAAATGAATATTCACAAAGCAAAACAGTTTTTAATTAAAGAAATTAACAAATAACTAACTAGCCCCTACGGGGGCTTTTGGAGAAACTATGAAAGACTTTAAAGGCGAATGGAAAGATATATTTTGGGGTGCTGTGGCAGCTATCCTTATGCTTGCACCAGCGATGATTGTGTATGTTTGGAAAACAGGGGGTGTGTCGTGAAAGAGAACTTTATGCCTGACTTTGAGAGCAGACCAGCTTTTAGTGAGCAAGAGTATTTATGGGAGAACCACATGAAGAAAGGTGCTGACTGCGATGTGCTTGATGTAGATAACTTTGTAGAGTATCTTGGTAAAGCAGTAGAAAGTAAGAAGGGTGCTGAGAAGTGGGAGTTGTATCGCCAGTACGCAGAGAAAGGTGATTGGCATAACTTTGGTCGTGCAGTTTATTTTTTAGTCCACGATCATATTGAAGATGAGTTGTTATGAATAAAGAACTTTTTTTACATTTAACTTGTTTTATTAAAGAATCAAACCCAAGCAAAGAAGATTATTTGTTACAAAAAGAAATTCAAATTGCTAAACAAAAATATAGAGATTCAATAAAAGCAAAATATTTTTGTTGTTATAAAGCAGATTTATTTTTAGTGAAAGAAATTTTAAAGAAAAGGGGAATGTATGAGTAAATATTTAGAACTTAGGAATGTAGATGTATCTGACAAAATTGACAAGAAGAATGGACTAAGCTACCTTTCTTGGGCATGGGCGGTGGATACATTGCTACAACACGATCCACAAGCTACTTGGAGTTATGGTCAGCCTGTATTGTTTGGTGAGACTGTAATGGTGTTTTGCACAGTCAATGCGTTTGGTAAGTCGATGACCGCACAGTTGCCGGTCATGGACTATCGCAACAAGGCAGTACCTAATCCCGATGCGTTTGCAGTTAATACTGCGATGCAAAGATGCCTGGCTAAAGCAATTGCTCTACATGGTCTTGGTTTATCTCTTTATGTCGGTGAGGATTTGTGGGATGATATAGAGGTAGATTCTACAAAGTTTGTAGAAAAGATATTAGGTTCTCAGGACATCCCAGAGCTAAAGGTGAACTTTGCCCAAGCGTTTAAGGAAGTGTCTAAGGACAAAGAGGCGATGAAGAAGGTAAACGATGCCAAAGAAAAGCGGAAGGCAGAACTGAGTGAGACTAGCTGATGAGCAGCCAGACAATGTGTGCTTCGAGTGCGGTAAGGCTTGGGGTACACATCCACTCAAAAGTTCTGAAAACCATAGATCATGGATAGACCTTTGCGATGTATGTTTAAAACTCACAGCCGTAGCAGATGCCTCGGAATATGGATATATGAAGGAAGGATGGGATGGAGAAAAAGTGGTGTAGTTCTTGTCAAGCTGATAGACCAAAAGCTGGTTTTAAGTTGGTAGCAGCAGGTAGTCGGGTTCGCCCAGTTATGAGATGGAAGTGCGAACATTGTTTAAAACGAGAGTCGGAGAGACGATATGGTAAATAAATTTTTTGAAGATGCTAGGAATGTAGCCAAGGCGATAGATGAGGGTACTTATATCTACACACCTAGTAGCACAGATATTACGATTCGGTGGCGCAAGATTTATGGTTATGTACCGGCAAGTGAGCAAAAGAAGTACCAAAAGAAATGGTCTGAGTTTCGCGCATTGACAGCGAGGACTCTAGAGAATGTAGAGATACCAGAGATACCAGGAGTTGTGCAATGGAAAAAGTGGCAAAAGTCCTAGTAGGGATGGGTGTTTACATTTTGTTACCTTTTGCGATAATAAAGGTGTCTTGGAAATTGGCAACTTCTTGGATTGAGGAATTAATAAAATGAGAAACAAGCATTGTATGGAGGCTTTCTATAGAACCCTAAAGGAGATAGATATTCCTTCTGGGCAGTCTGTTATCTGTGAGCATTTCTTTGCTTCGGGTTGGGATGCTGCCATTGATGCCTTGTCTCTCGCATACCAAAGGCAGTTTGAAAATGATGGAGTCGATACACAGCTTATTCGCAGAGACCCCCAAGAACCTCCAGCCGATGACGATAAAGAATGATTGGTATCCTGTATGCTTTCATTCCAAATCAGATTATAAAAAATGGCAGTATTACAGGAGGGGATCAGGAGAAAGAGTTACAGTCTGTGATGACTGTAGTGATGAGTACCAAAAGAAAATGAAAGGGGAGAATCGGTGTTTTATAGCAGAGGCTATGAGCCGATCAAAATATGTCTGAACCAGTATCTCAAGCAGTAATGACAATAACCGAGGTATCTCCATATCATTTTTCTATTGAGATTGAGGGGTCAGATTTATCTTTAGAAGTTTCAGAAATTATGGTAAAGTTTCTGAATGACTGCTTACAGCAGATTCATGCGGATCAAAAAATCCATTGAAAGGGATTGTATGGAACAAAGAACAGAAGAATGGTTTGCTGCCAGATTAGGCAAGGTAACAGCTAGTCGGGTCGCAGATGTCTTGGCTAAAATTAAATCTGGCGAATCTGCAAGTCGTAAGAACTATAAAATGGAGTTAGTGGTTCAGCGATTGACCAACAAGGTAGGGGAGTCGTTTACCAATGCTGCAATGGAATGGGGTACAGAGCAAGAGCCATTCGCTAGGATGGCATACGAGGCTCATACAGGCACTTTTGTAAAGGAGGAGGGGTTCGTAGACCATCCCACAATAGAAGGCTTTGGATGCTCTCCTGATGGCATTGTAGGGGAAGGTCTTATTGAGATTAAATGTCCGAATACGGCTAACCATATTGAGACAGTCTTGGAGAATAAAGCTCCAAGTAAATACATCCCACAAATGCAATGTCAAATGGCTTGTACAGGTGCGAAATGGTGCGACTTTGTATCATTCGATCCTAGAGTGCCAGAGGACTTGCAGTTGTTAGTAGTACGAGTCGAGAGGGATCAGGAGTATATCGACTCAATGGAAGTAGAAGTAAAGCAGTTTTTAAGCGAGGTCTTAGACCTATTTAACCAATTAAAAGCGAGGCAGAAATGACCTATGAGATGAAAGATGGCAGCTTTAGTTTATTTAAGAACGACAAAAAGCTCACAGAGAAACACCCTGATTTTAAGGGATCGATTAAAATTAACGGAGTAGAGCATTGGTTTGATGCCTGGACTAAAGAAGGCAAGAATGGGAAGTTCATATCGGGTCGTATTGGTGATCCGAAACAGAAAGGCTTTGCTCCCAAGGGAGACGATGAGATGCCCAAGATTAAAGACGATGATTTTGCTTTCTAGGGGAAAACCATGAAAAAGATTGCTATAGGATTGGTAACATATATGTTACTAGGTAGTGCGTATGCTTGTCAGACCACTACAATTATTAGTGGCGATAAAATTAAAGTCTGCACTATTTGTGGAACAGTAGTTAGCTGTATGTAATCCCCGATGAGATCGGCATTAGTGGCGCAATGCCACACCCTTTCAAGGAGTGCCACCCCCCTTCCGATCAGGGTGGCTTTATGACCTTCCAAACAGACCTACAGAGGGGTTTGGAGGTAGAGGAAAGGGTCTTAGCTATCCTACAGAAGAAATACCCTTGTGCGACCCTTGTAAACGCTTTTAAGGGGTACGATATATGGATACCAGAGATAGATAAATCTGTAGAGGTGAAGTTTGACCCGATGAGCCAAAGAACAGGCAATATCGTTGTAGAGATAGAGATGTATGGGAAAGACTCAGGGCTAATGGCTACCCAAGCTGATTACTGGGTTTTCTACGATGGACA